ATCTCTATAACATCTACATGGTTATGGCAAGTGTTACAGCTTGCATGAATCATAGGCTCATCTTCTTGCACCATCTCCTGTTTGTCCATGTCCCACTTGGCCCAGCCAGTAAAGCTAAGGTCAGTGCTATGACACTCATTGCATAGGTACACAGTCTTTGTTTCACCTGACATGAAGTCACTCATGATACCTCCTCATCAACCAGATCATACTGTTCTCTATACATATCACTAGCCCATGTCAAGCTCAGCCCCATGATAGCCTCACGAATGTAGCTGTCACCCATATCATAGCTACCATGTGTCATGTCTGACTTAACTGCAACCATCCACTTAGCGTACTGATTTTTATTCTCATTGGCTGGCACTTGGTACGTCTTAATCAGACGCATCTCAGTGTTACCAAATGGACCCATGCCCTCAAAGATTGCATATGGATCTTGTACGGGACGTGATTTACCTAATAAGTTTTTAGCCATGTTATGATTCCTTTTATGTTACGAAGATTGATCGTGTATTGTTAGCTGAACTACAGGTTAGACTAGCCAGCCTACCAAAGTCAATAGGTTTAGCATCGTGCTTAGTTACGAAGCTATCATACTTGTATGGGTTATACATTACCTCCTGTGATACCCCTATGTGATCATAGATTTTTTGTGCATCCTCTATTAACAAGTCTTGCATCCATGTACCCCTCACGAAAGCGTGAACGTTCTTCTTCTTCTCACGCAGTACCCTCTCACGCCCAGCCTTACGTACCACAAACACAGGATCTTCTACCCATATCTGATGAGTGTGATGAACTACACGCCCTGTCTTACAGTCACGGACACTGAATAGTTTCCTATGAAGATTAAAATATACCTCAACTCTCATCATACAAATTCCTTTGCTGTCTCTAACGTCCAGAGATAATTCTCTTCAGCGTCTGACCTTACATGCTCAGCTATCTCATACCAATTAACATCATGTAAACACATACGCAGTAGGTCACTAGTCAAGCCTCCTATTTCAACCTGATAGTTCGGATTATCTTCGCCTACCTCATCTGATAGGTTGTGGAATACACGAGTCCCTACATATTCTTCTATGTTCTTAGCCATGTTTTGCATATAAGAGGATGATGTATCATCACTATTACAGGCCACAATGTACTCCTCTATCTCAGGCATGAGCCATAGGGTAACAAGCCAAGTCTCTTTGTTAGTCCATCCATTGTATTCTGACATCTCTACATCTCCATGATTGTTGTTACGTGATACGCTGACACTGCATCACCAGTAGGTAGTGACTTATTCATGCCACCCTTCTCAGCTACATAGTTACACCATGTATCCCACCAGTACTCAGCACCACGTTGGCGGCATAGCTCAACGTAGCTGTATATCTTCTTGAGCCTAAGCTCAGGCTTGATCTTCTTACTGACTAGCAATGCTGTCTCCGACAATCCAAGCATACGAATGTTGTGTCTGTCAAGACATGCTACCTCAAAGCCACATAGCTGTGAGATAAAGCCAGCCTTCACCATACCTATAGAAGGTATACGCATGAACAGATCCACTGCTGCTTGAGCAGCATTGATGCCAGTAATTGGGCTAAGATCCGCATAGGGGTCACTGTTTAGTACCTCTTTGAGGTTAAGCATGAGGGTATGTAGCTCAGCCTTGTGCTCTTGAGCATAGGTAATACCCAAAGCTTTAGCTGATGACACCCACTTAGACTTGATGCCATGCTCTCTGATAGAGAGGCGTTGAGTGTGTACCCTAGAGAGGGGCATGTTAATTGTGCATAGAGTGAACTCTATTATGTCATACAAAGCATCCGGCGATGTCATTGCATAATGTGATATCAGGTTACAGTCACGTTGATACATTGTGTACTCTCCTAGTTGTTGTTGCTCTACTGTCGGACCATCCGACACTAAACGTCAAGGCCCCCTTCAATATATAGCAGTGCCTTACTGCCCTGATGTATGACTACGGGGCCAGACTGAAACGCCTGACCCGGCCCACGATTACATGCAAACACATCCCAATCATTAGCATCAGCGTAATCTAATATCTCTACAGTGGTATACTTACCATCAAACAAAGCCCACTTGACGTAGGATACATTGTCACCACGCACACCTTCACATTTATGTTTCATATCTAAGCATCCCTCTTTGATTTATAGTCCTCATTAACAAGGTATTGATCTTCACTGACCTCTGTTACAAAGCCCACCTTCAATGCCTTAGCTAGTATTTGATCCGCATTAAGATCAAAGTTAAAGCTTGGGGCTTGCCACATGAATAGATCTTTTTTAGATAGAATTTCAGGACGTGTAGTCATAATTTATTCTCCGTTGTTTGTTGTGATGGACGGTCCATCAGTAGGGTTTGATTTGTTAGTGACCCCATAAGACATAGACCTCTCAGCTTTGTCAAGGGATATCCAACTCTCAATGGCAAACAGCATTTGCCTATGCCATATGCTACGCCATACCTTATCAGCACGTAGTAGCCTACGGTCACGCTTACCTATGCCCAAGCTCATGAGGACATAGCCTTCTTTCTGGCCGCACGCATCAGCCCATCTATACCTGCATAGGTTACATAGGGATGGATCTCTTGCTCTATACCATCACGCCTATCCATGCTCTTAAACTTAACGAACCCTCCATCAGGCCCATACAAGGCCATCTCTACAAAGCTTCTATCGCCAGCTTTTTGGTGCAAAGATATCCTGTACCCATTACCTATAGTTATTTGTATAGTATTATATGCTTTATCAACCATCACCATTTGCTCACCTCATTTAAATGCCATGCCAGCTTTAGCTCACCTTCACAGGGTGGCTCCTCAGGCCCACATATATCAGCCCACTCCTCAGGTGTGATGCCTGTCATCAGGAACTCACGCTCATCAGCTGTGAGGTTAGGCATAGCCTTTTGTATTAGCTCACCACCCTGCCATAAATCGTACTGATCAATCGTAATATCCAGAACCATAGTATGCCTTAGGCCAGATAGCAGTGAAGCCTTGCTAACAGCAAGAGTATGTTCATCTTGAAATACATGAGTATTCATATTTATTCTCCGTTGTTTGTAGTGATGGACGATCCATCAGTAGCCTCATCTTGCAGCTTATAGCTAAGCTCCATGAGGCTATCATACACAGCGCCCAGCGCCTCATTAGACCTGTCACCTGATGACATAGCCGCCGCAATAGCACGTAATTCTTTTACAGTTTCTACATAGTCCATTTTATTCTCCTATATGTAACGCCAAAAGCCCCGCCGAAGCGGAGCCTGTGACTCTGTGTTATGTGGGTTAGGCTATTGACTTGGCCTTCATGGCTTTTAAGAAGTCAGCCCTGCTGATACCGTACTCCTTCAGCTTCTCCTTGACGAAGGTCGCAAGATCGTCAGCTGTTACCTGCTTTGCAGAAGGCTTAGTGATGGACGGTCCGTCAGTAGCCTCAGCCTCAGGCTTACCCTTACCCTTGGATACATTACCAGCTGATGTAGGAGCCTTTGGCTTGTCTTTTGCTTTGAGCCGCTTCCGGATGGCGGATACTCCAAGAGCGTCAAGAGATCCGTCCTTGTTCATCTTACGAACCTTGGGCCAGTTAGCTGCAATAAACATTGCATCTGATCTGTCAAAGCGAGTCATACCACTTAGTGGTGTTTTGGCAATGTACTGACCGAATAGCTTGTCGGATTTGTACAAGGCTCGGTGCTGGAGCAAGATCAAGCCCAGCTCATTATGCTTATGCAACATAAGCTCATTAAGCTCATACATACTATCGTAGATAGCGGCACCATGCTCCAAGCTCTGCTGAGCAGTGTACTTGGCTTTGCCAATACGTATCACTGTGTCTTCGGATACAACGGGCTTGATTGCTGCGTTTGAATTTGTCATGAGATATTCTCCTAAAAGTTTTGCCATGATTGGCGTTTCAATGGATTTAAATTGGCTGATTGGCGAAACATTGTCAACCGCTTTTCGTGTGCATTATGCGTAGGCGAAAAAGCGACCTAGTGTCGGACGGTCCGTCAGTAGCATGAACAAACGGAGAACATCCTACAAAACGAATCACTTTTGCGAATCACTTTTGGCCTCGCGTGATGTGCGTGTGATGTGCATGACGTGCGTTACGTGTGGGTGGGTGTGCCTATGTGCATGACATGTAGGTGGGTATGCCTGTGGATGTGCATGAATGCGGATATGTGCCTCACCTCACGTACATCCGTGCATATATGCGTGCATGAGCGCGTAAGCGGATGACTAATCCGTGTGTGATGCTAGCAATATCAACCACTTAGCAGGACATCTCATGCGCGAGCACGTAAATGCGCGTCATATGCGAGGGGCTGCGAGGGCCACCCCCCTGCCGTACGTATACGTATATGTACTACTACACAGAAGTGGTTTTTACTTTTGGTTATACGGCCCTATATGTACATAAAGACGCACGTTATGGTGGGCATAAAGCTGAACGGGTACGATATGCTATAGAATGACGTAACGTAATAGTAACAAGTTGTTACAGAAGGTAGTATAACGTACAAATACGGTGAACTAGGGGTTGACACGGTGCTGAAAATGCGTATAACTGAGCATAGCGAGGCTTAGTTAAACTATAAGTTATATATATTTAATACAATAATAAAATACTTAACTATAAAGTTTAACTAAGACTGTTGCAAAGGAGTTATTGGACTTAGGAAATGTTAAACGTATAGTTAAACTATAGAGTTGACATATACTTTGTGTTAGTATACAATTATTTGTAGTAGTTAAGTAGATATTACCTAACTTATAAAAATATAAGACTTAAAGTTTAACTAACGTACCGTAATCTTATTCATATCCGTAATAATGCTGACTTAAATAAAGTTTGCGGTACGCCTTTTCTCTTGTATTATGTATTGACAAAGATGGCTAAACGTATACAACTATATGCAAGTGAAAATGTATTAGAAGAGTTCTATAAAGCATTGGCAAGCAATGATACTCGTGCAATACAACGGGTACACATCCCTAAGAGTGATGTCTTCTACGTTCGTACAGCTATTGAGTCTGATACTGGCGTACATTACACGCTAGATAGAGTTGAACGTGCTATGTACCTAGAGGGTATGTTAAAACGTAGAGAAGTACTGGACCCTGACCGTATAAGAGAGTGGGAATAACTATGTTTCTTTCTATAGTTCTAGCTTGTAGCAGTCCTAATGTACTTTCTTGTACTGTACTGTCTAATGTAAACGAGCTATTTCCTACTAGAGAAGAATGTCTAGTTGATGCGTTTAAAGTTAAGGATGATTTCTTATCTGCTGGCGTATATGCAAAGGCTGGTTGTTTAAAGTTAGAAGTTATGGGGATTAGTGCTTAATGTCTGTAGAGTATAGAGGTGAAAAGTTTGAAGGTTACAACAAGCCTAAGAAGACACCTAAGCATCCCACGAAATCCCACGCAGTGCTTGCCAAAGAAGGTGACACCATTAAGCTCATCAGGTTCGGTGAGCAGGGAGCCGAAACGGCAGGTAAACCAAAAGCAGGTGAATCTGACCGCATGAAGAAAAAGCGTGCATCCTTTAAAGCAAGACATGCTAAGAATATTAAAAGAGGAAAACTTAGCGCAGCCTACTGGGCTGATAAAGTCAAATGGTAAACACATAGGAATATAATAACATGGCAACTACTACATTCACACAAGGCATTGAAGCCTATCAAACAGACATTACTTTTGGTGATGGCATTGATGTAACAGGAACTACTACACTTGGTAGCTCTGTAAACAGTCTCTTCGTCAAGCACGTAGCTCACGTTGCTGGTGTTACAGTTAACTCAACTGCAGGTGACTCACCCACTATTGGTACATTTGTACAGCCAGCAGGTACAGTTATCACCGACATTAAAATCTTCTGCGTTACAGCACCTATCTGTGGCAGTGGTGACATTGGTTATGAAGTTGGTACATCTTCTTCAGGCGCACAAATTGTAGCTACTCAGGCTGACGAAATCTTAGACGCTGGTACAACAGTTGTTGTAGGTAACGTAACAGTGACTGCGTTAATTCTTCAGACACAGGATGGCACGACAGCCCCAGCCTCTGTTCAATACGCAGCTGCTGCACGTAACATCTTCTGTAACATCACTAACACAGTGAACGCTACTACAGCAGGTTCATTTACCTTTGTTATTGAATACGTACAGGTAGCATAATGGTTGATTCAGTAGGGTCAGTAACAGGAGAAAACATGGGGTGGACTGTGCAAAGCGCAGTCTCCCTAGGCAATGATAATACTACTCATGTAGACTGCACAGATGCAAAGCTAGTATATATCTTTACAAGCCACAAGCTTGATATGGGTTTTGCTACAGCAGAGGCAGATTCAACTGCTAATGATTTGCAACTGCCTGCAGGCACACACTGTATGGTTGTACCTAAAGGAATAGGTAATGCAACTATCTTAAACTATAGTCGTGGTGAATCAGAAACAGTAGCTGTACGTGTAACGTTAGCTTAAACAAAAAAAGGAATACTAAAATGGCTAAGATGCCTATGACTATGAAGAACGGCAAGAAGGTTCCAGCCTATGCTGCTGACGGTGTTGGCAAGATGAATATGGGTGGGATGGCTAAGAAGAAGCCTGCAGCTAAGATGATGGCTGGCGGTATGGCTAAGAAGAAACCTGCAGCTAAGATGATGGCAGGTGGCATGGCTAAGAAGAGTGGCTACATGTATGGCGGTATGGCTAAGAAGAAGCCTGCAGCTAAGAAGAAGTAGCTACTACGCATAGCGGGATTGCATTCTTGTACGTAGTCCCGTAAGGCAAAGCATGGTATAACTATCCTTGGTAATAGAGGAGTTATACCATGTTTAAACGTTTGTTCAAGAAGATACAAGAAAACCAAATGCGTAGAGCAGAGTACTGGCAGTTACATAACATGTCAGACAAGATGCTCAAAGACATAGGAATGACACGTGGCGAAATCCAAGACAAGTTCTACCTCCAAGAAAAAGTCTGGCGTTAATGCGGCTGGTAATTATACTAAGCCTACTATGCGTAAGTCTCTTGTGGCATCCGTTAAGGCTGGCGGCAAAGGAGGAAGCCCCGGCCAGTGGTCAGGGAGGAAAGCCCAGATGGTTGCTAAGCAATACAAAGCTAAAGGTGGAGGATATACATCATGAAGGGCGTAAAGCACTTTAAGAAGGACGGCATGGAACATAAGGGCGGTACTCACAAGATGCCTGATGGTTCTTTGCATACAGGTAAGGGTCACAGTAAGACAAGTGTAAAGCTTTTTCATTATAAAGATTTAAGCAAGACAGCAAAGGCTAAAGCTGATGGCGCTAAAAAAGTCTCAAAAAAGTCTTAAGTCTTGGACTAAACAAGATTGGACTACTAAAAGTGGGAAGCCGTCAACGCAAGGGCCAAAAGCTACTGGTGAGAGATACCTCCCTAAGAAAGCTATTAAGTCTCTTAGTGCTGATGAGTATTCCGCTACAACACGATCCAAGCGAAAAGGAACTGCTAAGGGTAAGCAGTATGTGGCTCAACCGAAAAAGGTTGCAGCAAAAGTAAAACCGTATAGGAAAAAAACATGAGAAAATATATGAAGCGTATTTTATGTGCAGTGTTAAATCGTGAGTGTCCCTGTACTAAATGTGAATGTTAAAAGGTAGTTGCATTTTTATTACTACCATGTTATAACTACGTATACTAAGAAGGTAATGAGTTCATGGCTAAGCAGCTAACTGAAAACCAACAGAAGTTTCTAGAAGTACTCTTTGATGAGGCGGCTGGAGATGTTCTTATGGCTAAACGGATGTCTGGCTATAGTGATGGTACACCTACACGTTCAATTACAGAGGCACTTAAAGATGAAATATTTGAAGCTACTAAAAGCTACATGTCAAGATTGGGTCCAAAAGCTGCTATTGCTTACGGGTCGGCTCTGGATGATCCTACGCAGCTAGGCGTTAAGGAACGCATGATTGCAGCAGGTCAGGTACTAGATCGTTCTGGCTTAGTTAAAACTGAAAAGGTAGCAGTAGAGTCTAGTGGTGGATTGTTTATCTTACCACCAAAGGAAACTAATACGGACGATGAAACGTAAGACTGACTTCCAAAAGACAGACTTAGGCTATTGGATGTTACCCAAGCCTAGTAATATGAAGAGTTGGGAAAGAGTACCAAGGTTATCTAAGAGGTCCGTACCATTTGGTTACGAGATAGATCCTGAAGATGATTCTTGGTTGAAACCCATTGTTAAAGAATTAGAATTATTATTGCTTGCCAAGAAGCATTTAAAGCAGTATAGTTACAGGGAAGTATCTGCTTGGTTAACTACTCAGTCAGGCAGACGCATAACTCATGATGGACTTAAGAAACGTATAGATGTCGAGCGAAGACGTAAATCACTTGCTGCAATTAAGCGTAAGCTTGCCATCTGGCTCGAAGAAACGATACACCAATACGAAGCTCTCGAAAAAGAAAGAATTGGTTACTACACCTACGAAGAAGGAAGAGACAAAGTTTAAGCATAGGGTATATGCAACAGCATCACCTGAGCCTTATGACGTACAGTTCGCACAAGAAGTAGTCTTTCAACCTAATCCCGGCCCACAGACAAGCTACCTAGCAGCTAATGAACGTGAGGTACTGTATGGTGGAGCAGCTGGTGGTGGCAAGAGTTACGCTACGTTAGCTGACCCTCTGCGTAACTTAGGTAACAAAGACTTTAGTGGGCTACTGGTACGACACACTACAGAAGAACTACGTGAGCTTATACAGAAGAGCCAAGAGTTATACCCTAAAGCAATTCCGGGTATTAAGTGGTCAGAGAGAAAGTCTCAATGGACTACACCTCAAGGCGGTAGGCTCTGGATGTCTTACTTGGATAAAGACACAGACGTTATGCGCTACCAAGGACAGGCGTTTAACTATGTAGCCTTTGATGAGTTGACGCAGTGGTCCTCAAGTTTTGCGTGGGACTACATGAGGAGTCGTTTGAGATCTGCCTCACCTGAGTTAGGTCTGTACATGAGAGCTACTACTAACCCCGGTGGTCCCGGCCATGCTTGGGTTAAGAAGATGTTCATTGACCCTGAGGCACCTAACCGTGCCTTCTGGGCTACTAATATAGAAACAGGAGAAACTCTACGTTATCCTAAAGGACACAAGAAAGAAGATCAACCTCTATTTAAACGTAAGTTTATTCCTGCTAGTTTGTTTGATAACCCTTACCTAGCTGATAGCGGCGACTACGAAGCAATGCTTTTGTCTTTACCTGAGCAACAACGTAAGAGACTGCTTGACGGTGATTGGGATGTAAATGAAGGTGCTGCGTTCCCTGAGTTTAACCGTGCTATTCACGTAGTAGAGCCTTACACTATACCCAAAAGCTGGGCAAGATTTAGGGCATGTGACTATGGGTACGGAAGTTACACAGGAGTTGTGTGGGTTGCAGTCAGTCCTGCTGAGCAATTGGTAGTATATAGGGAGTTATATTGTTCTAAGGTTACAGCTATAGACTTAGCTGACATGATCTTAGAGGCAGAATCAGGAGATGGCAGTGTACGGTATGGCGTGCTTGATAGTAGTTTGTGGCATAAGCGTGGCGATACTGGCCCTTCTCTGGCAGAACAAATGAATATGAGGGGTTGTCGTTGGCGTCCCTCTGACCGTTCCAAAGGCTCCCGTGTAGCTGGTAAGAATGAATTACATCGTAGACTTCAGGTAGATGAGTTT